GGCCTTTTGGCCTAGACTACCACTAATGTTAACTCTGTCATTGACAGCGATTATGTTTTGGAGGTCATGTAACCTCGCAAGGGTTAAATTATTATTGAGGGCAAATTCCCACAATGATAATTGAGACAACGTAAAGTTATTTACAAGTATGAAATTCTTTTCTACTTGTAACCGTTGCTCTTTGGTGTCTTTATTAGCTGCAAAATGCAGATAATTTTTTAACGCCGGAAAGCACAGTAGATTGATTAGGAAATTCCTAATATCAACTACACTTAAATTTTCACAATGAATCTTATCGGTAGGTTTTTTACCCATTGATAATAATTCAATGTTTTCTATTAGTGAGCTAAAGAAAAGTATTTTCTCATGATTTTTAACCATGGAATCTATCTTTTCCTTAGGGCTATTAGCTTCAAAAGTCTTTAACTTCATTGCTAATAACTCTTCTGTACTAAACATCACATTACGTTCTGACAAATGTTTTTTGTATGTCAGCACGTAAAAATCGTTTTTCCTGAACTTAACAGTTAAGGAAGGCGAAATTATGCTTATATCGTTATGTTTTCAAGAATTTCTTGAAACATACTCAACGAAAGAACCAAGCTTAGTCATGGACTTCGTTTTGTTTAAGTTTATAGGAACACCAATCCCTTCAAAGAGATTCACAAATTTATTGTCAATATCTTGAAGTGTCATATCGTCACCTACTTCTAGGAAGAAAGGATCGAATAGACCTGGATAATATTTATTATAACAAAATTTAATAAATAACATATTGGTTAGCATAGCAATTGCGAAGCTACCTTTGGTGCCCATACCTTGACCCTTACCGTATTTAACGGTATTGTTCGAGTTACCTATATTTCAAGGGCAAGATACTGCTAAGCCTCTTCAGGCTAGCGCTAATTTTTGTCCGAACAACGCCTTTACCACTACAAATTGTAGTGATGAAGGTAGGTTATCTGTTCACTCTGAAGCGTCTAAAGAACGCAACTGCTCCAGGATTTCTTGGGGTAGTGCCATAATTTGGGCCCAACCTTTGGTGTGAGAATAAAACGAACATTGTTCTGGGAACAATCTCATCGTAACTCTATTGACCTTTTTTTCTAAAGGTTGTAGAAGGCATTGAGTTCAGTAATCGCAAATTGCGATTACTCTACTCTTATTGCCGGAATCTGTAACTGCCGTTAGCTTTCTTAATTTTATTTTATTTAAGTTAGCGTTCGGG